CTCTTCTCAGGCATCGGCGGCTTCGACCTTGGCCTGGAGCGGGCCGGTATGCGCACTGTGTGGTTCTGCGAGCAGGACCCCTTCTGCCAGCGGGTTCTTGCCCGGCACTGGCCCGGAGTCCCGTGTCATCCCGACGTGCGCGCCCTTGTGGCCGACTCCGGTGGCTCACGACGACGGGAAGACGTTCGAGGCTCACATGGCGATGAAGGCCAGGATGGTCGGCGGCCCGCGCAACACGCCGACGAGTCTCGCGGTGGTGGCGAAGGCGACGGAGCGGGGCCAGTGGTGCCCGTGCCGGTGCCATACGTCGACGTCCTCTGCGGCGGGTTCCCCTGCCAGGACATCAGCCTCGCCGGCCGCGGGGCCGGACTGGCCGGAGAACGCTCGGGCCTTTGGCGGGAGTTCACAAGGCTCATTGGGGAACTACGACCCCGCTACGTCCTCGTTGAGAACGTCCCAGCTCTCACTCATCGAGGACTCGACGTCGTCCTTGCGGACCTTGCCGCGTGCGGGTTCGATGCGGAATGGGACCATCTACCAGCGCGTCAGCCTTTGGCGCCCCTCACCGCCGGGACCGCATCTGGCTCGTTGCCTACCTCAGCAGCGAGGCAGTGGACGACGCCGACTGCGTGGCTGGGTCGCCGCGAGGCTCACGCGAAGGGGGATGCGCGACGCTGGCACAACCCGGAGCGATCGAACGAGCTCTCGGATCAGGTGGCGGCGACGGGAACCCCTGGGAGTTTGAACCCGACGTGGGTCGAGTGGCTCATGGGATACCCGCTCGGGTGGACCGACTGCGCGCCCTCGGCAACAGCCTCGTCCCCCAGATCGCCCAATGGATCGGAGAGCGAATCATCGAATGGGAAGGACAGCGGCCAGTGACCGAGATGCCCTATAAGCGCAACGGATGCGACCTCTGCGGACGGGTCGCTCCCCTGTCCCGTATCGAGCTCGAGCCCGGCAACCGCGAGAAGATGCCGCGCGCCGCCTATGTCTGCGACCGGCACCCGGAGACCAGGCGGCCGGCCCCGCCGCCCATGCCGGCACCCCTGTCCCCTCAGGCGGAATCGCTGTTCTGAAACGCGAAAGGCCCGCCGAATGGCGGGCCCTCAACGTTCGCTCCCCTATCCCCTAGAGCTTCGGGCGCTGCTTCGGACCGGGACCGGGCTGATTTGGGGTGTGAATCAGAGCCAGGATCGCCGCTCCGGTGAGGGGCGGCGGATAAGGTGCGGAGGCCACAGTCGCGTCCTTTCTGTGGCAAAGGCCCCCCGGTGCGCAAGGCGCCGGGGGGCCGAATGATTGGATGGACTACTTCGTGTGCTTCGAGAGCAGCGCGCCGCAGCGCACGCACGAACGGACCGTGAGACCGAACGTGCGCGCACCCTGACACGGGCCGCTGAGGGTGTGCGGATGCGGGGTCAGCATGCGTGCGCCCCGTGATGACGGTTGTAGATCTCGCACCATGCCTGAGCGTCTGCGAACGGGTTCAGTGGTGCGTGCTTCACCTCGATCACGGTGCCGTCAGGCAGCGGGCCGACCGTGCCGCCGGCCTCGGTCATCTCGTGCAGCCGGTTGGCGACCCGGGCGTAATCGGGCGTAGGCGCGAGCGTCACGGCGTCCGTGCAGAACACGGCGTGCCGTGCCTCGTCGAGCGTGGCGACAGCGGTACGGGTGTCGATGCTGTCCGCGCCGTGCTCCTCGTCGTGGTACGGCGTGCGGGTGGTGATGATGTACGGCATGTCATGCGTCCTTTCGGGTCAAGTGAGCGTTGTAGGCGTCATCGGCTTCATCGGCCGGATACAACTCCTGACCGCCCTCAGTGAGGATCGGCTCAGGGAACGAAGCACGACGCACCAGGACGCGCGCCCACTGCTTCGTGATCCCCCAACGGCCGGCAAGATCGCTGATTGTGCAGAGGCCGCCAGAGGCGGCCACTGCGGAGCGGAGATCGGTCACGATGCCTCGCGCATCACGCGGATGCGTCCGGCGCGGGTCAGCTCCAGCGTGACGGTCGAGCCCTCGCGCATCTCCGGATTGCCGACTGCGTACGCCCAACCTGCGTCGCTCATACCGTCCAGGACGGTTCCGTCCGTGAACGTGAACCGGAAGCGCGGGTTGCCGTTCACGCTGGAGCGAAGGCGCTCGTAGCGCTCAATGGTCTTCGTGGTACTCATCATGCGTCCTTTCGTTCGGCAGTCTCATCAGCGCACGCATGCCAAGCGTGCGGACGCCCCGAAGGGCGTTTCGACTAGATCCAGGTGAGATCGGCCAGCGCGTACGAGCGCACGCGGCCCGACTTGTCCAGCCGCACGCGGCAACGCTCGCCACGACTGATGACCTCAACCACGGTCCCGTAGCGGTCGCCGGCCATCCATGCGTCGAAGCGGGGGTGGATTTCAACTCGAGTGCCAATCATGGTGCGTCCTTTCCTTCGGGGTTGCTGTCTGATGACAGTGTAATCGGACCGAATACGTCCTGTCAAGAGACAAGTACCCCAGGAATAGACGGATGATGGATGCGCCCCTACGATCCAGGCCCATGGCACGCATCCACGTGTGCTCCACGCCCGGATGCCCGCAACTCGAGCCATGCCCCGTCCATGGCCGAGACCGGAAGCGCCGGCGCTCCAGCGGATGGACACACCGCGATGGCGACCGCGCAGCCCACATGCGATGGCGCAGAGCAGCCATCAAGGCACACCCCTACTGCTCCGTCTGCGGCAGCACAGACAAGCTGGACGTCCACCACCTGGCCGACGGAACGCCTCAGGTCCTATGCAACTGGCATCATTGCCAGCTAGACCCGCACGCACGCAAGCGATGAGACACGAAACCCCACACCCACCCGCCCTCACCAGCACGTGGATGCGAGCGTGCGCGCCGCTCATCGCGAACCCGAATCCCCATACCCCCATGCCAAGCCACAAGCCAAGCCCCACCACGCACCCCGACGGGGGGAGGGGAGTGGGTCGCGACGCGCGCCCGATTTGTGAGGAGCCTGCGAGGCGTCTCGCAGTGTCTACGGACCGTGAAAACTTCTGATGGCGGGTAGGGGCGGCAGCGTTGCACCGAAGGATCCGGCACAGCGCCGGCGGTACAACCAGCCCGCGCGTGGCGAATGGGTCGACTTGGAGCCGCTTGAGGAGCCCATTCTCTGCGGTTACGACGAGATGCGTTTCACGATCCCGGTGTGGTTGTGGCAGGCGTGGCGTGCGGATGCCGTCACGTCGCAGTACGGCGAGGCGGACATGGGCGCGATCGAGCTTCTGGCCGTGGAATGGGACGGCTTGCAAGCCAACGAGCAGCGACTGCGGATGGATTCGCTCGGTCTCACTCCGAAGGGGAAGCGTGATCTGCGCTGGCGGACCCCGAACGAGGTGAAGACGATCCGCAAGCAGGAGGAGAAGGCGAACGTGGTGAAGCTGCACGCGGTGGGGAAGGCGAAGAAGTGAACGTCGCCGCGTACTACGCCTATCTCAACTCGACGTACGCCAACGACTCGGCGACGCGCGGCCAGTTGGCGGGGATCGCGTACCGGTTCAACCAGTACCAGTCGGAGGGTCACTCGGCGACGGTGGCGCGCAACCAGGGCAAGTTCGGCAAGCGGGGCGACCTGCTGACCGCGAAGGGCGAGGACACCAATTACGGAGGCTTGACGTGACCGCAGCAGAGTTCGAGCAGAAGTGGACGAGCTCGCCGAACGGCGTGCTCGCCGGCAGCCAGTCCCGGTTCAACGTCGCCCGGGTCGCCCACGCGCTCCGCGACCGGCTGAACGAGGGCCGTGACGCCGAGGAGGCCAGGAGCCGGGTGCTGCGGGAGCCGTACTACCGGGAGGATCTGTTCTCGGCGTTCAGCGTGGTGGATCTGGGGCCCGCGGCTTTGGATCGCCAGCAGGAGCTTCTGGCGGATTTCAACAGCATCGACGCGGCGGCGTGACGCTCGCGTTCTACGGGCTGCTGACGTTCTCGGCGTTCTGCGCCGGCATGACCGTCCTCGGGGCGTGGATCGCCCATCACATGAACAAGCAGCGGGAGGCGTTCGGGCCATGAGCGCGGTCTACACGAGCGCCGATCTCGGGATCCGGGTGGAGCTCGGCGAGCAGGACCCTTGTGTCCTGTTCAGCGCCGATTACGGAACGTCGTGGCGGGTGCTGAGCATCCATGAGACGCGGGATCTGGCGCGCGGGCTGTGCCTGGCGGCGGAGCGCGCGGAGGATGCCGACACTGAGAGGTTCCACGCGGCCTGATGCCGTGGCGCGGTCCAGACCCCGAGTACCCGGACGAGGTTCCCACCCTCGGCAACGTCGTCGCCCAATGGATCGTCGATCACTGCGTCATCCCCGACCGCGACCAGCGCGGCCAGCCGTTCGCTCTCACCGAGGAACAGCACTGGCATCTCATCTGGCACTACGCGCTCACCCCGGAAGGCAAATGGATGTACCCCCGCGGCAGCCAGCTCGTCCGGCCGCAGAAGTGGGGCAAGGGGCCGTTCGGCGCGGCCATGGTCTGCGCCGAGGCCGTCGGCCCGGTGTGTTTCGACGGCTGGGACGCGCAGGGCGAGCCGGTCGGCAGGCCGTGGAGCACCCCGCACATCCAGGTCACCGCCTGTAGCGAGGAGCAGACCGACAACACGTGGCGGGCCTTGCAGCCGATGATGGAGCTCGGGCCGCTCCGGGACTTCGTGCCGGACACCGGCCTGACCCGCATCAACCTTCCGGGCGGCGGGCTCGTGGAGCCCGTCACCGCCTCCGCCCGCAGCCGCCTCGGGCAGCGCGTCACGTTCATCGTCCAGGACCAGACCGAGTCCTGGAACCGCGCCAACCACGGCATCGCCCTCGCCGACAACCAGCGCCGCGGCCTCGCCGGCATGGGCGGCCGGTTCCTCGAGACCGCGAACGCCCCCGACCCCGTCGAGAACAGCGTCGCCTCCCGCACCCCCCAGGGTGAGAGCGGCGTCTACATCAACGACGTCGACGGCGGGCCCGGCAGCATCCGCAACAAGCAGGAGCGCCGGAAGGTCCTCAAGAAGGTGTACGGCGACAGCATCGTCGAGCGTGGGGGGTGGATCGATCTCGACCGCATCGACGCCGAGATCGAAGCGCTCCTCGCCCATGACGCGGCGCAGGCGGAGCGCTGGTTCCTGAACCGCAAGATCGCGCAGGAAGGCGCCGCGTTCGACATCGAGCAGATCCGGACGCTCATCAAACCGCAGAAACTGACGGAAGGGTCAGCAATCTGTCTCGGTGTGGACGGAGCCCGCCACGAAGACTCACTCGCCGTCGTCGCCACCGACGTCAAATCCGGCTACCAGTGGCTCGTCGCGATCGTCGAACGCCCGGAGCACGCCGGCGACGACTACGAACACGACCTCTCCAAGGTCGACGGGCCCGTCACCGAACTGATCGAAGGCGACAAGTTCGTCGTCTGGCGCGCCTACTGCGACGACCAGCACATCCGTCATCTCATCGACTCCTGGCAGAACCGCTTCGGCGAGAAGCGCTTCGTGACCTGGCACACGAATCGCGACAAGCAGATGGCGTGGGCGACCCGCCGCTACGAGGAAGCCATCTCCGCCGGCGACGTCACGTTCGACGGCAACCCCGTCTTCATGACTCATCTGTGCCACGCCCGTAAGCGGATGGTGACCGCATTGGACGACAAGGACCGTCAGATGCACGTCCTGTCCAAGAGCAGCCGCAACAGCCCTTTGAAGATGGACGCCGCCGCGGCGGCAGTGCTCTCCTGGGAGGCCCGCTCGGACGCTCTGGCCTCCGGCGCCGTATCTCTCGCCGAAGTACAGCCGGAGCCGGAGCCGGAGCGTCCCCGCGGGTACGAGTACGGCCGGGCGCCGGTTCTGACGACGCTCGGGGCGGGCTGGAACAGCAGCGGCGGAAGCGACATGGAATAGATGGGCACTCTCGGCGC